ATGAACTACTCGAAAGACGGTGCGACGGTGGCCGCAATGTTCGATTCAGCCCATCCGAAAAAGTCCGGGAAGTGCTCCGTAAAAATCCGTGTTACCTACAATCGAGTGCGTCACTATTATCCGACCGGGAAAGATTTGATGCCGGCGGAGTGGGACGCCCTGCCAACAACAAAAGCCCGCGCACTCGTAGCGGTTCGCAAGGACATCGAAAGCAGCTACCAGATAGTGCGGACGGCTGTTGAGGACTTATTAATGCGCGGTATCTTTTCATTGGAAAATCTTAACAATCGGTTAAAACGCGCAAACGGCGATACGCTTAATATCGCCTTTGAGGGCAAAATCGCTGAAATGAAAGCGCAGGAGCGCATCGGGAATATGATGGCCTATCGGGTCGTTATGAAGGGGATAGAACGCTTTGCCGGGTCTCGTGTCCCTTTGTCGAGTGTTTCGGTGGATTGGATTCGTCGCTACGAAAAGTTCCTGCTTAACGAGGGTAAAAGCCGTACTACTGTCGGAATACATATGCGGCATATACGGGCAATACTCAACGACATGAAGCGGTGCGGAAAGATTTCAGAGGTACAATACCCATTCGGCCGGGGTAAATATGAGATACAAGCCGGAGAAGGGCGTAAATTGGCCCTCACGCTGGAGCAAATAGGGCAGATAGCCAACTATGAGGACGGAACCGAGGCAACGGCCAAATACCGGGATTATTGGCTGTTCCTCTACTTGTGTAACGGGATCAACGTTGCCGATTTCGTAAAGTTGAGGTATCGGGACATTGTGAATGGTGAAATATGCTTTGTGCGGCAAAAGACCGAACGCACGACCAAGATTCGCAAGGAAATCCGGGTCGTTGTTACGGAGCGGATGCAGGCGATCATCAACCGGTGGGGTAATCCCTCCCGGCCCGACAGCTTCATTTTTCCGATTCTCGACGGACAGGAGGATGCAATGCGGCGGAAGTGTAAAACGATGTATTTCACCCGTGCGATCAATAAGCGTATGAAGGAGGTGGGCGAACAGCTCGGGATCGGCAATATCTCGACCTATACGGCCCGGCATTCGTTCGCTACGGTGTTGAAGCGGGCAGGAGCGAATATCGCCTATATCTCGGAATCGCTGGGGCATCAGGACCTCAAAACAACGGAAAATTACCTGGCCAGCTTCGAACGGGAGGAACGGCAGAAGAATGCGGAATTATTAACGAAATTTTAGGGATATGGGTCGGTATAAATTTGATAAATTCTTAATGAGGTTTTCGAAAGATGCGCAAAATGCTATTATAAAAGACCTTGTAGAGTGTTGTGACATATGCGCGGACGACTACGACTGGAATATAATAGACATCCGCATAAAGAAAGCGGATAAAGAGCAACGGCATAGGTTTGCTGACACAATAGCAAAGCTAACGGAGTATGATAAAAACGAACTCGGGCCATCTTATGAATATCTCGCAAATGGAGAACGCGATATTTGTATAAGTGCAGCATATTTTGCTCGTATAACAGGACGAAATAGAAAAACCGTAACAGATTGGATTAATAAAGGATTTATTGTGACTGTTGCCAATTCAATGGGGTTGCGCCGATTGGGTCAGCCCAAATTTGATATAATGGTAAGAAAAACCATAGAAAGGCTGAAAGAAATGTAATTTTTTTGTGGGGCATTGTGCGTTTTTACTGGACAGCTTTTTTTATTTGTCTGTATTTGTCATTTTGTTGTGTAGTATAATTTGCGACATACTGGACAACTATTTTGCATAGCTTTTCACCTGTCCTCCAAATGGGTAGTATTTACGATCCAATTTAATTATTTGCTCCTTTGCACTATCAACGTTGAGCAATCCGCCCGATCAGCGGATATTGTAAAACAATCAATAGTGTCAAGGTATGAATGAACCTGTTATCGTCACCACTCCCGCACAACTGCAATCCATCATCAGCGATGCAGTAAACGCGATTCTTCCCAAACTCGCCGACTTCCGGCGCAAGAACGAGCCCGTCCAAACAGACGGCATGAACGTCGAAGATGCCGCTTTGTTCCTGACCGAACAAGGCATACCCACCACCCGGGCCACGCTCTACAATCAAGTCTACAAAAACACTATCCCTTACAGGAAGTTCGGACGCCGCACGGTATTCTCTAAAAAAGAACTTCTTGCGTGGATTGAATCGCGCACCGTCCATTCTGAAGACAGGCGGACCGCTGCCGCATTGCGTATTGCACAATCTGCTGAATCCAAAAAGTAATTGCGCAATGATCGAAAACAAGATCGCCGCCGATGCCCGTATCGAGCACACAGCGGCAACCCCGGCTATTCACGTTGACAAATATACGAACAATTCGCGGGGTTTCCATCAGAAGCGCGTCCTTTCTTTGCTCCAAAGGGGCGAGAAACTATCTGCCGCAGACATCACCGTTGCACTTCATGTATCAGATCCTCGCAGCCATATCCGGGACCTCCGGGCAAAAGGCATAGCAATATCCGACGAATGGGTAAAGGCCAGGCACGGCAGCCGATACAAACTGTATTACATTCGTAAAGGAGGCGCGCAATGAGTAGGCGGGACACGTACTATTTCCCACACGAATATAACGCCAAAGACGACCCGAAATGCGAGCGTCTTATTTCGGTAATGGGAATGGAGGGATACGGAATATTTTGGGCACTTTTAGAGGTGTTGCGAGTACAACCCGACTATACCTACCCATTGGTGAACATTCCCATCGTAGCGCATAAGTATTACACAACCCCGGAACAGGTGCGTCGAGTTGTATTCGATTTCGGGTTGTTTACGATTATTGAAGATAAAATATTCTTTTCCAATGGTTTAATAAATCGTATGCAAGTTTTAGACGAGCGTCGGCGCAAGCGTTCGGAAGCAGGGAAAAAAGGCATGAGATCACGATGGAATAACAACGACGATAACAATGTTATAACACCGCTATTACAACCTTATAACAGTAAAGTAAATAAAATAAAAGAAAGTAAAGATAGTAAAGGGGATTTTAAGGGGGAACCTGCGACCGCGGTAAGTCCCGACGCTGTCGCCCCAAGTAGCGCGGGCGAGCCGCGCAAAGTCGCAACCAAACGCGCGGCGTTTGTTGCTCCCTCGCTCGAAATGGTCAAAGATTATTTTTTGACTATCAAAGGAGCGAATACGGATTCGGAATGCTTTTACGACTATTTCACAGCCAACGGTTGGCGAACGGGTAAAAACCCGATAAAAGACTGGAAAGCCGCTGCGCGAAATTGGATGCGCCGCAAATCCGAATTCAGCAACACGACCCAAATTCAAACAAGCTATGAGACGAAACGAATCTATAAAGACCTATAACCGCCCGGCCCCTGTTGAAGGGCTGCCGGAATCGCCCGAGCTCGAAAAGGCTGTTTTGGGTGCCTTAATTCTCGAACCTGAACAACTGTCTGATGTTTCGGAGATCGTCGAAATTTCGGCATTCCATAATGCAAATAACGGCAAAATCTACGGCGTGATGCTCTCAATGCTGGAGCGTGGCGAAAAAATAGACCTTTGCACGCTCGCAGATCGTCCGGAACTCAAAGGCCGGGAGATGCTGCGATACCTCACGACTTTGACCAATGCAGTAGGTTCCGGCATTAACGTATTGGATCATGCCCGGAAACTCCGAGATACCGAGATACGTCGCCGTATGTGCCTTTTCGGTCACGAACTCGCAGCGCGTGCCGTATCGGACCCCGACGGGGTTATGGATTGGGCGGTGGCGGGAATTACAGCGATAGCCGACCGGGCAATACGGGCAGACGACATTGCCCCTCTGTCAGAGGTCGTGCGGGCCACCCTCGACGACCTGGAACGACGCCAACAGGCCCGACAGGTGGGCGAGTGCATCGGCATTCCTACGGGTTTACAACGGCTCGACGCGCTGACGGGCGGCTGGCGGGGTGGCCAGCTTGTAGTGTTGGCCGGCCGTCCTGGGACGGGTAAGAGCGCAACGATGTTGCATTTTGCCCGGACCGCCGCCATATCGGGTATTCCGGTGTGCGTGTTTTCCGCGGAAATGCCAAACACCCAGCTGGCCGGGCGAATGCTGGTAGGATGTTCGGGTATAGATTCGGGATCGTTCCGGACTGGGAATGTTGACAGTCAGGGGTGGACACGATTGGAACAAGCGGGTGCGGCACTTTCAGCAATGCCTGTTTACCTCAACGATAGAGGTAATATCACTATAGGGGCTATACATTCGCAATGCAAGGCGATGCACCGCCGGGGACGGTGCGGGATGGTCATTATTGATTACCTGCAACTGCTCGACACGACGTCCCGTAACGTTCAAAGCACCCGCGAGCGTGAGATCGCCGCTGCCAGCCGTTCGGCAAAGCTGCTCGCAAAGGAGCTCGACGCGCCCGTCATCCTGTTGTCGCAGTTGTCGCGCAAAGTTGAGGATAGGGCCGATAAGACGCCGTTACTGTCAGACTTGCGCGAATCTGGCGCCATCGAGCAGGACGCCGATATGGTGCTGTTTCTCGATCGTCCGGCGATGTATGGCGCGCAAACGATAAACTCGAATCGCTACGGATTAATTTCATCCGACGGGGTGGGGATCATGCACGTCGCCAAGAACCGCGAGGGGGCAACGGGGCGGATATACTTTCGCCACAACAAAAGTCTGACCCGAATAACCGACTACGACAGTCCCGCGACGGATGTAATCGGGGAGGCGGGGCCATTCTAAACCCTTTGCGATTTGGACGCATGAAAACATCCAAATGAAATAAGACCCACACAACGAAAGAAAATCGAAAATTCAGAAACAATATATGAATAAACAGATGTTTTACCCGCCATTGCGGGACGAGTTTACCAAATTCGGCGACAGATTCGAGAAAATCGCCCATAACAAGATCAACGGAATGTACTGCTACAAGCGCATGACCTCCGACGGGCTGACCTATTACGAGGTGTTCAAAGCCGCCAAAGCAAAAGACGAGAACGGTAACGCCTACGAACGCTATCCAAGCACAGCGCAATTCGGATTCGGTTCGGCTCTTTGCCTTCGGGGTGATGAACGACACACCGCTGACAAGATCGCCTTCTATATGGTAAACGGGTTCGAGGCGGGCAGATTTCGCGTGTGATATGACAAGATGAGGCGAAGAACAGGATAGACGGGTATAAATCCCGCCTATCCTCGAAAGCAAGGGCCGTAAACTGTTTCCCCGCACTTTGGTTCTCGACAAGCCAAAAGTACGAAAAAAAACGGGGAAGTGAGCAGAGTAAGACCGAAAGAAAAACGAAGGGGTGGCCAGCGGGACGACAGCACGCTGACAATAGGATTGAATAAGAAAGAACTTGTAGAGTTGCTGGAGCGTACCCGCCGTAAGTGCGAGGAGTACGAACGCAGACAGAGGTTCGCAATAAAAGATAAACTATTAAATATTAAAATGTTATGAAAAAAGAAACCAAAATCTACACGGAGTATTGCATCCGGAATCAAATCGCCGCCGGAGGATCTGACGATTGGCAAATTCGTTTAGGGAAATACGTCATATCATTGCAATACGTGGATTGCCCTGGCGATGGCTTCTTGGGCCGTCTTGCGCCTTTGGCGGGGCGTGTCCCGCAGCGTTTAGTCGCCGTTGTATATCAGAGAAATCGAGACGGCCAGATCAATGCCATCCGGCAAATATCGGTTCCAGCAAAGGGCGCCAGCATTACGACCGACAATGCGACGGTTTTGAAACTGTTCGGACATGACGGACGTTTATGCGGCGTTGAGGTCTCCAAATCGAAAGGTCCCTATTTTCTTGGTGGTAAATGGGGGCGCATATCTGCCACCCAGCCGATCCTACCGGACGAGCATAGGCGGGGAATAACCTATGACACGGAGCGCTGGATCAGCATGAAATAATTATTGACTATTTAATCCATATAGAGAAGTATGGCACAGGATTCCATTCACAAGATCATCACAATCGAGATCGAATACTCGAAACTTATCAAAAGTTGGGCTGAAGCGCAAAAGGTGATAGATGAGACCCGGCAGTCTATTAAGAACCTCAAGAAAGAGGATGCAGACTATTACGAGAAGATGGCCCAGTATAAAGCCGTAATTCGGGATAATACCGATGCGCAGCGTCAATACATGAAGCAGATTAACGAGCAGGTCAAGAAGGAAGCGCAACTCGATGGCTCCGTTAATAAACTCCGAAGCGATATTTCGAAGTTGGCAAAAGAGTATTATGCGCTCTCCGAAGCTGATCGCAAATCGGCAAAAGGAATGAAGATGGCCGAACAGGTCCGCAATATGCAAACGGAGGTGAACAAGGCCGAGCAGGATTTGCTGAATTTCCGGTCCAATGTCGGCAATTATGCAAGTGCGCTTAGTCCGCTTTCTTTCCAGGTGCAACAAGTGGCCCGGGAACTTCCGTCGCTCACGATGTCCGCCCAGCAATTTTTTCTGGCGATTTCCAACAACCTGCCGATGCTTGCCGATGAACTGAAGAGAGCTTCGGCCAATAATAAAGCGTTGCGAGCCGAAGGGAAAATGACGATCCCGGTGTTCCGGCAGGTTATTTCGTCCATCTTTTCCTGGCAGACGGCTTTGGTCGTGGGCATTACTCTGCTGACAGCCTACGGTAAAGAGATTGGGGCGTGGGTAAAGGGATTGTTTAGCGCAGGTGATGTGTTGTCGGATGTTGCTCAATATACGCAAGACCTCAACCGGGCCATTGAAAACAGCCGATCAGAGTTGAAGCGGGAGTTTGACGCCCTCCGTGAGGCAAAAAAAGGTACAGCCGAATATGCCGCCGCCCGCAAAGTCATAGAGGATAAATACGGGGACTATCTTTCCAACCAAAAGGAGGAGATACGGAATTTGGAGGACCAAAAGGCGGCTTATGATGCCCTTGCAGGCAGTATTACGGCGGCCGCTATTGCTAAGGGTTTGGAGGAATCTAATGCCAATGCCTCCGAAGAATACGGTAAAACGATGGACAAAGCCTTCGAAGGCGTGCAGGATAAGTTTATTAAAAAATTCGGCCGGGAGGCCGGGATCGCTTATTTTACCGAGTTTCGTGCCGGGTTAAATAGTGAAATTCCGGAATTGAAAGAGCGTGCGCAGGAAATATACCGGATGTTCGATGAGAACACCACAAAAACTCGGACGACTATGGCCGGGAACCGTCCGGTCGTGAGTGAATATGTAGAGGTTTCCAATGAACTGGAAAGCACTCTGAATAAAGTGCGAGATGCTACGGATCGGTATAACGAAACCCTTTCTGCAAACAAAATAGCGATGAAAACATTGATGGATATGTACAAGATCAGTGCAGATGACATCAATGCGCAAGGGGAGGCCATCAAGGATTTAATCAAGCGAAAGAAACAAGAACTTGCCGATATAAACAAGGAGGTCGCAACCACGGAGGACGAAATCATTTCACGGAATAAAAGGGCCGAGGCTGTTGAGAATGAGATCAAACGCTTAAAAAAACTTGGACGAACGAATGAGAAGGCGCAAGAGGCTGCTAATAAAATAGCACGACAAGCCGCCAAGACACAGCTCGATTTAGAGAAGCAATTATCAAAATCCATTCTTGAACTCAGACAAGCGAGCCTTGAAAAAGACCTGGAACTTTCCCGGCTTCGCTTTTCGTGGGAACGTCAGGAGTTGGAAAACAAACTCAAATACGACAAAACGCTGACTGCGGAATCTCGGGAAGCTATAAACAAGCTAATCCTGAATATGGAGGAACGCAGGTATAAGGAGGAATCCGAAATCCGCCAGCGTTGGAGCGATAAGGAGTTCGAGGAAGAAGCCCGCAATGCGGAGAACAGGATCAAGATGCGGATCAATGTCCAGGAAGAGATGGACAAACTATCTCTTGCGCAAGTAAAAAACAGGAACTATGCAGGATTGATCGGGGACGACAAGGATGCACGGATTAAAGCGCAGCAGGCCGTTGCAAATGAAGAATTGCGTATTGCTCAAAGTAAATATGACGCTATTTCACAAATGGATGAGGAGCAATGGAGTGCGCAATACGGTTCTATTCAAGCCTATGAGATGGCCCGACTGGATGCAGAAAACAATGTGCAAGATGCAATTAAGAAAACGACCGACCTGTCTATCGCCTCGCAAAATCAGGCAATAAAAGTGCAACTGGACGAACTGGCGGCCGCCTCCTCGTTAGTTGGGAGTCTAAGAGGTTTATTCGGGGCGTTGGGCGATGATCTTGAGGCATTCGCCATTGCAGAGCAGGCATTGGCCGTGGCGCAAATCATCATCGACGCTCAAAAAGCAACAATGGAAGCGATGGTTGCATCATTCCAACTCGGACCTATTGCGGGACCTATATGGTTTGCAACACAGAAAGGAATTATAACAGCGCAGGCGGCAATCGCATCGGCGACAACGCTTGCACAAGCCATCCCTTCGTTCTTCTCGGAAGGCGGCCTTGTCACGGGCCCGGGCACCGGAACTTCGGACAGCATCCCCGCAATGTTATCCAACGGCGAAGCTGTGATGACCGCCCAGGCTGTCAACGACTGGGGCGCAATGCTCTCGGCCATGAACGTGGCAAGCGGCGGAAACGCCATCCAAGTATCGAATCTTCCCCAGCGCAACGACGGAATGAAGGGGATGGAGCGCATGATGGAACGGGCCCTGATGAATATGCCGGCGCCCATTGTTTCGGTGGTTGACATCAACAAAGGGCAGAAGCGGGTCAAGGTTCAAAACAGCCTCGGAAAATTAGGTCGAAAAAAATACGAATAATAACATGAATACCCCTAATAAGAAAGTGGGCCGCCCTCGTGCATATACCCCCGAAGCCAAGTTCGAAGAGTATGTCGAATGGGTGAAAGCGAATCCAAGATACAGCAACAAGGCTTCAGCAGGGGAAATAATTCCCGTTCCAACACAGCGTCCCCTGACATTGGTGGGATTCTGCCAATTTGCGAAGATCAGCAGGCAAAATTTCTATGAATATGAGTCAAGGGAGGAATTTTCTGACATCCTTACGTGCGTGCGCGAGGCTATCGAGGCGGACCAGCTGGAGGGCGCATTATGTGGACAGTACGATTCGGGAATCGTTGCCCGGGTTCTGCATCTTGCCGACCGTCAGGATGTGACCACCAACGGCAAGGAGATAACGACCGCAACGCAGCCTATTTCCGTGGTCCTCGACCCCGAAGCGGCCAAGATCATCCAGTCCATCGGCAGGCGGACAGTAAAGGAATGACGGGGCACGCTGCGTGTGATGATGCACGCCACCGAATAACGACGAAATGACGAGAGCCGGGAATTACTCCGGCTCTCTTTGTCTTTTATCGAGCGTATTTGCGTTCTGGAATGCCTAAATTTCGACGATCTCCTAACGGGTGAAGCATATACCCTCCAAAGAGCAAGCGTCGCCAAATCGGCTATTTCTTTGTTGTCGGCTTGAACCCTATCGGCTGGGAGGGCTTGCGGGCTTGTGGCACTTTGATCGACAATGCTGCGATAGCCTGATAGATATTGTCGAGTTCCTGGCGCATATCCTCCGACAGATCGCTGACCGCTTCGGCATTGTCTGCATCAGCCCGCTCCAGTAGTGCCAGTTTTGCCCGAATTTCGGCCAATTCTGCCGTGATTTGGGTTGTGGTGGTAATGTAGTTGCGCATTGCTACAAAAGCCCGCATAATGGCCCTATTTACCCGTATAGCCGTCTCGCTACGCAGGACGCTCGAAAGCATTGCGACACCCATTTCCGTAAAAGCAAATGGCATATAGCGACGACCACCCCAATTTGAGGACGCATTTTGTGATGTTAGACTTGAGGTCGCAATTTGCGTCCTCAAAATTTCATATTCTTTTTCCGAGAGTACAAACATAAAATCGTCGCCCTCGAAACGCTCGATATTGCGCCTTACGGCCTCTTTCAGCCGCTTTGTCTCCACTTGGTAGAGTTCGGCCAGGTCGAAGTCCAGCATTACCCGCTGGCCTCGTATTTCGTAAATCTTGCTTTGGATGGGTTGCAGTTCCATAAGTCGGTATTGTTAAGATTTATCCCTCGTATCCTTCGTAATAGTACGACTGTTCGATTCCCTTGAAAATAACTTCCCGATCATCCGTGCGGTCGGTTAATGCCTGGCCGAGCAGGGCCCGTAATTCCAGATCATTGATCGGGCTGCGTTCCATAGCCTGCAAATACAAATCCTTATCCACCTTCCGCCAATCCACAACCTGCTGGAGGCGCTTTTTCAGCATCATGTCGAGCCAGATGCGAGTGGCCCGACCGTTGCCCTCCATGAACGGGTGTGCGATGTTCATTTCGACATATTTTGCGATGATCTCCTCGAAGGTCGTTTCCGGCATCTGCTCGATCACCGGGAGGATCGCACCCAGATAAAGGCAATTTGCAAAGCGAAAGCCCCCCTTTGCGATGTTCAGCGTCCGAATCTTTCCGGCAAAGTCATACAACCCACCGAACAGATAGCGGTGAATCTCACAAAGCCCGGCCACGGTTCCGACCTCTATACGGTCGATGTCCCCCGATTCGAAAAGGGCGTGCGCTTGTTTGAGGCTTTGGGCGTCTATTTGATAGGTTTTAGAATTCATATAGGACGGTTTTTTATTTCGTTTTCCAGTTCTTTCAGTTGTTCCATATCCTCACGGTCTGCCTCAATAGCTTCTTTGCGTTTGCGGCGTGCATTGAATTCTTCGTAAACCTGATAAGCGAATTTGTCTTTGTGCTCTTTACGGACCATTCCAGCGTTAGATAACAAGCGTTGGTCGTTGGAAAGCAGAATTTTATCGACGTTTTCACGCCAAAAATTCATTGTGAGGTCTTTTCGGTTTTTGGCTCTGAATTCAGCTGTTTCTAAGAAGATAACGACCAGTCGATTCAAAGAATCCAATTCGTCGTGTGTCAAATAATTTTTGGCAATAATGACATCTTGTTTGCGCACTACCGCCCCTTTCCAAGAAGTCAGCCCCATATTCGGAGCATCTGCATCGGCTCGTGTCATTACGATCTCCGCGGATGTCTGACCCGTTACAGCATACAATAGTTTGTTTTGGGTTTCGGCATAAAACATTTGCGTCGCTTTGTCTGTTTTGTCATAGTCATTACTCAGGGCAAACAGATCGCGCACCTTTTGATAAAATCGCTTTTCCGAGGCTCGAATATCGCGAATACGGGCGAGAAGTTCGTCGAAATGATCCGGGCGGCCGTCGGGATTTTTCAATCGCTCATCGTCAATTACGAACCCTTTACGCAGGTATTCGGCAAGGTTACGGTTTGCCCATTGGCGAAACTGCACGCCGCGGATAGATCGAACGCGAAACCCTACCGCTAAAATCATTTCCAATGAATAGAATTTAACTTGGTAGGGCTTGCCATCTGTGGCAGTTGTTAAGTAATTCTTAATAACTGAATCGGCGGTTAATTCTTTGTCTTTTAGTATGTTGTTTATGTGCTGGCTAATGTTGGGGACCGAGGTGGCAAAAAGTTCGGCCAACTGCATTTGATTGAGCCAGACCGATCCGTCGCGGGCCAGTAATGAAACACTACTTTTTCCGTCGGCTGAATTGTATAGTATCAATTCTTGTTCCATGATGCAGATGTTTGAGGTTATTCCCCTTTTTCTACTTTGATAAGTTTGCCGCAATGCGGGCAGGTGATTGTGTTCGTCGGTTGAGGGGCGAAAAGCTCCGGAACCGATACGCTGAGGGCTGCGGCGATCTTTCGCAATGTTGTAATAGTAGTATTTCCGTTAATTGCTTTTGATAGACCAACACGGGAAATACCTATTTTTTCGGCTAAATCGGTTTGTGTCATTCCCTTACTTTTGAGAATCTCCGCTATTCTGAAATCATTATCCATAATGTAAACATATTGTTTGATGCAACAAATATACAAATTAAACTTATTGTGTGCAAATTGTTTGCTATTGATAATAAAAAGTTGTCAAAATATTTGTGCTGTTGAATAATTATTGTTTACTTTGCATCATCAAACGACAACAAAATGTTTACAGCCATGAAAGCAATATATAACAAATCGAAGATCTTTCGCAACGCCTGGTATCTGAAAAAGGCCAACGCCTCGATGTCGTTCTCGGCCTGCCTGCGCAAGGCTTGGCGTAACGAGAAGCTGGCGGTCATGACAGCGATAATCGAAAACCGCCCGATGGAGGAGCCGAAACGCCCCGCCCTCGATCCGATCCCGCTGATAATCCCGGCCGACTACTACGGAGACAGCAGAACTTATTACGGAGACTAACGGCAACGATATGAACGAACAATTAACCCGGTCCGACATTCGGACAATGGCCCGCAAGGCGGCCGATTACATCACCTTCAACTGCGACGGTGTAAGCGAAGGTTTCGAAATTACCCACAAGGGGTACACGGTATTCGTTGACTATTCGGCCCGGTTGTGCAACGACGAGCTGAGCGAATTTACAGAAGTCCCCGCCGTATGGGACCAGTCGGGCCGGGAGTGTCCGGAGATCGCCGATGCCTTGCAATTAATGTTGAACTAACCGATTAAAACTATAAAATCATGACTATCGAAGATTTGAAAAACGTAAAATTAAGTCCGATGACCGCCGGATACCTGGCTATCTATATCAAATTATCGGACCTCTGCGGCGAGGCGGCGGAAGTTACCGAAATGGATTACGGCGGCTCGGCGGTCAATGAGGTGAACAGTGAATTTGACAGCGCATTAGGCAAAGCGCAAGACGAGGTAATGAAGTTGGCCGTGATGTCCATGACGGAAAATTTATGTACGTTGTCCAACAATACCGAACTATGATCTACGAACTGACATACGGCGGCTATCGGTTGGGGACATTCCCTACCGAGGCCGAGGCCGTCCGCCGGGCGGGGTATCTTCCGAAGGGGCGCTATACCGTCCGGGAATGGGAAAGGGACGGCGAATTTTCGACGTTCGACCCTTCGACGAACAAACACTATGACTTCAACAACTGACACTATGAAAAAGCAAGTATATGTATCCAAGCGCAGCGACCTGTCGCTGATCGGATCGGCTTTCGAGGCCGCAGGCTTCCGCTGTGTCCGCATCCGAACCGAATGCGAGGTAGAGCACCGAACCAAAGGCGGCGATTCACGCCGGCACGGGATGCTGGTTCTCGACGGCGATCGGGTGATTCTCGAAATCACCCGAAGCAAAAACACATTCGAGGGGCGCAGGTATCGCCGAGCAAGCCCACCCATAAGCCGAAAGGATTGTTAATGAAACTCACCCGATAAACAACTATTGCGTTATGAATATAGATCAAATTTTACGACGGGGCGATAAGATGGCGGCGGAAACAGCAGCAGTAATACGCCGAGGGGAAGAGCTTGTCGCCAAATTGGAAAGCGGAGATGTAAAACCGGAGGACCCGCAGGTAAAAGAAATATTGTTCCAACTTAAAGAGCGTGTGAGGATCAACGCCGATTTTAATACCGAGCTACGGCAGTTGGCCGAGGAGCACGAGAAAATAACAACCGAGCATTAAGGCTTCGTTATACCACTACTTGCCCCGGCCGTCAATCCGGGCGGCTGGGTTTGCTGTTGCTGGCCCTGCTGGCCTTTTGCCAAAACACCCAAAGGTTGTCCCAAGGTAAAACAAGCGCAAAACAAGCGTAAAACGGAAATACGTCAAGGTTACGCCAAGGGTAAAACGGGGTGGTTACGGGGAGGTATAATACTGCTCAACACAATTTTGTGTTGACGTTCAGAATCACAAAGTTACCCAGTCGAACAGAATCAACGGACGCAATTTTGCGTTGGTTGAGGGTTATCGGCCCGTTGGTCATTTTTAATTGATTGCGCCGTATTTATGTCGCTACGATGAATTTTGCGGCCTCCTTACGCGCGAGAGAGGTATCGGCGATCGGTAATTTTTTGGCGTATGTGCGCACGTGCGCGAGAAAAGCACGGCCTTTCGGACGACCTCAAACGAGTGTAAAATCGGAAAGTTGTGTGTAAATTGTGTGTAAATGAAAAAGAAATCAGTCATCTACTTGCGTGTAAATGGCTGATTTTCAAGTGGGCCCAGAGGGGCATGATCCCACGACCTTCGGATTATGAGTCCGCTGCTCTGACCAACTGAGCTATGGGCCCGGTCCTGCGCCCCGGGGGCGCTTTCGTGGCGCAAAGATAGAAAAAGTATTCAGATTGCGCAACCCCGAGGTGCTTCGGGTGCGAAAAAATTTGCACGCGGGCTTGTTTGTTGCGAATTAATTCGTACCTTTGTCGCGCTTAAGCATTAATTAAAAACAAAAACAACGAAATGAAAAAGGGTATTCATCCGGAGAATTATCGTTTGGTGGCGTTCAAGGACATGTCCAAC